AATATCCAGCATCCTGTGTCGTTAACCCATACTATACCTGTAGGCATTTTTGCTACCTGGCTTCTATTAGACACACCCATATTATCATACTCTGCTTCTAAATACTGAGCATCGTAATTTGCTACATTTATAATAAATAATTTATTCTTTTTATAGCAAAACAGTCTATCCCCATGTGATTCAAGATGAATAATAGAATCTCCATCATTTGAGGCTATATCTAAAAAATAATCTTTTGGGAATACATCTGGTTTATCAAGAGGGGATACCATTATACGATCAGGGTAATTTCTTCCATCTTGCCTTATATTGCCTATATACGCTTGTCTGTTTATAACAACAGCTGTTTTATATTGATCTGCATGTATAATATCGTCTGCAGGATATCCATTTATATCTTGGTATGTTAATGATGGTGGATTTTCAAACTCAAAAAATGCCCCACTCCCATCAGAAGGACAGCAAGCAACACCATTATCTAAATATGTATTATTTGCTACACTTCCCCAACCTGTGTAATGTTTATCAGTAAACTTCCTTATCCCATCTTTAAAGCTAATATCTACAAGATGCAAGTAGTCACCTGCAAATGTATAAGGAGTCCCAATTGATGTTTTGTCTAGCCTTCTTGCATATACTCTCATACCTACAATACGAGCATCAGGGTTAGCTTGATTAGCAGTCTGACTGTCTGGAGATGGAAAATTATGAGCTCCAGCATCTGATGTGTCCATTGTTCCATCACTATTTGCATCAGAAACTTTTCCAGTTCTAATATAAACTCTAAATTTAATTGTATCATTATCAAGTGCAACAGCAACTGGTGTGTCTACATTTGTCCAATCTGCAGTCATAAATGCTCCACTGCTAACAGGAGTACTATCATTTGAATGTATTTCCCCATAGTGTATTCTAGTAACAGGAGATTCAGCTCCAAAGTCCATATCATAATACACATAAGAATAATAAATAGCCCAAATACCAGTCCATGTTCCTTTAGTAGTGTCACATGTATAGCTAAACCCAAGGCCTCCTACATTTAAAAGATCAGTTATTTTTTCATCTTGAGCTGTATCAGCAACATCTACATGATTGTCAAATCTAGTTCCATCTTCTGTTGCAGGATTTCTGTGCATAATAATAGCTGATTGTAAATCTGTTATACTAGTTGTTGACCCATACACAGGTGGAGCTTTTATTTCTTGGTCAGTTAAGTACCACCCTGCAGCCAACTGATAATCAGCATCATCTGAATTTCCTGATTGGTCACTACCATCAGATTCATGAAAATAGTCAACAGCTGCAGTGTGATATAAACATTTATTGACGTTTCTATTGCTGCTTCCATCAGCACTGTTTGTCCCAGCACTAACTCTTAATCCATTATTAGAAAAATAAAATGCAGGGCTTGTAGGCATAATATCGCCACCAAAGTCAATCATTGTCTTATCTGTCATTCCTGTGGGCCCACCTTCACACCACTTTAAGTCAGCTTTTGGGTCAAATATTGCCATCGCTGTATTATTTGAATGGTCTTGAGATACAGTAACAAGCATACTTGTTGAGTTCTCTTCACCATCTAAATCAAAATCAGAATTAAATGTAAAAAGTCCATTGCCATTAGGAACATCAAGATTTTGCCCATTAGCATCATCTTCCCCTGCATCCTTCATATCGTGAATTTCGCCTGCAGATCCTCCTGCATTAGGGTCTGTACCTTGAATAGTTGCATTAGTTACAGATGAGCCACCCATCTTAATACCACCAACAACAGACAGGTCTACACCAGTAGCATTAACAAGTTGATTGTCAGCTATATCTCGCTGATTATTTTTATTGTTTATACCACCTTCAAAGTTAGTAATCTTGTATAGAGTTTTGGGCATTACTTGCTTTTAAGAATAGCGTTTTTTAATACTTCTTCAACACTGTCCCAAACAGCATCTAAGACCTTGGCTTCTGTCTCCTCTCCAATAAAGGGAATATCAATTGCCTTGTTCATTTCTTCAATAAGTTTCTTTTTATTCTCTTCGTTAAACAGGTATTTTTGTATCATATTACTTCGTCTCCTATACTTTGTATTTTTTGTTCACATGTTTTGCAGCTAACAAACTCCCTTGGAGGATGTGCCATTTTCTCTATTAAATCTAATCTTTTTTCAATTGAGTTAACTTTGTAGTCTAACTCATTGTCATTTTCTACATATGATAATACTTTGTCCAACTTAAACTGTTTGGCTATCATACTAATAACTTTGTTTATTAAAATACCTTGCAACATTACTTTTTTACCTTGTCATCTAAATACATATTTTCTACTTTTTTTAAAGCTCGTATTGCAAAAAATGCAAACACAACAAGCCCTAGTACTAAAGTTCCTAATATTTGAAAGAATATCATTATCTGTCCTTATATTCCCTTTTAAAGAGCTTTTTTAATATATGCTCTATACCCTCTACATAACCTTTAAGTGCCTGAAAATCTAGCTGTGTGGCCTTTATTTGGTCTATTAGCTTAATCGTTATCCCTTCTAAACGCTTAAAACGCTCATCTAATTCTTCCATTAGCTCGTTCTGAATAAACTGATTTTGCTTCCATATAAAGTAGCCAAAGGCAGCTGCTACAGTTAAAGGGATCCCAAACTGCTCTAAAAATGCAATAGGATCCATTTATGGTTTTGGCTTCATTAAGCCTTTCATAGCCTCTGCTCCAACTCCCATAAGTTTATTTTCAAACATTTTCTGTTGCATTGTAGCGTTTACCATAGCTTTTTGCTTTGCTCCT